TTGACATATACGATAAATGGTAATTATCATCATACTTTACGAAAAAACGATAATCTCGATATGCAGAATGATTTTATCTTTTTTGATACGGAAACGAACAGGATAAAAATCGACAAAGACACGGAATACCAAACTTTAAAGTTAGGTTGGTGCATTTATTGGAACAGGTCAAGCGGTAAAACGGAATACCTGTTTTTTGAGACTATTAAACAGTTTAAATCTTTCGTATATGAAAAACTGGAATCGGTTGACTGTTTGTATCTTTTGGCCCACAATATGGACTTTGACATAAAAATCATACAGGGATATACGGAATTTATCGTTAAAGACGGTTGGAATTTGTCACAATACCCCTATGTCGAAGGGCTGACTTTCATACTGCAGCTTGAAAAAAACGGCAAGAAATTGATTTTTTTATCCACCACTAATTTTTTTGACACAAGCTTGGACTTTATCGGCGAAGAAATTCTAAAACTGCCCAAGTTAAAAATCGATCTTGATAATTGTTCTCATGCCGATCTTAAAAAATACTGTCTCAGGGATACGGAAATTATTTATCGGTTGATCAAGTCTTTGATTCAATTTCTTACCGATAATAATTTGTCCAAGTTTCGAAATACCAAAGCTTCTTTAGGTTTTAATATATTCAAGCATAAGTTTTACGATCCTAAAAAGAATCCTATTTTGATCCATAATTGGGTTAATGCCGTTAAATTGGAAAGGCATTCTTATCATGGCGGTATTTCAGATTGCTTTAAAATTGGTAATTTTACTGAAAAATTATATAAATTAGATATTAATTCTATGTATCCTTACATAATGAAAACTAAAGAATTACCTAACAGATTACTTCTATATAAAAAATTTAAAAACGGGCAGAATGTAATTGAAGATATTAAAAAATATCTTAACGATTATTTAGTTATCGTTAACTGCCAAATTTTTTTACCCTCTGAATATGCCTATATTCTGACTCCCGTTAAAATGAAATATAGAAATTCAGTTAACCGTCTTAAAACGGAAAAAAAGACTATATTTCTATGCGGTACCTTTAATGTCAGCCTTTGCTCACCGGAATTTAACTTTGTTTTAAAATACGGAAAAGTCTTAAAGATAAATGAAATAGCTGTTTATCAAAAAGGTTTTTTATTTAACGATTTCGTGGATTATTTTTATAATAAACGGTTGGAATTTAAAAAAGAAGGGAATGTCGTTTATGCGGAATTCTGCAAGTTTATTTTAAATTCCCTTTCTGGCAAATTCGGTCAAAAAAGGACGGATATGCAGTTAATGGGACATATTGAAGAGCCCAAATTCGAATCTGTGGAAATTTATAACGAGGATATCGATCAGGTGGAAAAGTACAAGTATATGGGTTACGATTTTTATCGTGTTTTAGACACGGATGATAATGCTTTTGATTCTTTCGTTGCAGTGATTGCTTTTATAACGTCTTATGCAAGGATGTATTTAGTAAATTTGATCTTAACGGCGGGTCGAAAAAATGTTTATTATACCGATACAGACTGCCTTATAGTCAATGAACAGGGGTATAAAAATCTACAAAAGTTTATTTCTAATGATCAATTGGGGTGTCTAAAAATTGAAGGCATAAGCAATGATTCCACGTTTATAGCTCCCAAGATGTATACTTTCAATGAGATCACAAAAATCAAGGGAATCAAGAAAAAAGCCAAATTGTTAAGCGAAACAAAAACTGAATTTGTTTTTGAGCAACCGCAATTTCAAAGGTTTAAAAGCGCTTTTAACGATAATGCTCTTGACAAGCAGATAGTCCGTCTTACTGAAAAAGTCATACAAAAAAGTTATAATAAAGGAACGGTTAAAAACGGAGAGGTTATTCCTTATGAGGTGAAAAAATGAAGGACAATAAATCAATCAAGGATATTTCGGATAAATTGCAGTATTTGATATATTCTGTTATTATACTGCATGTTATATTATTAGTGCTTATGATATATAAGTCCGTATTTTTAGTAACTTTTACTTATTATAAAAATATCCCCATGTCGTTAATTTTAACCCAAACGGCGAGATACCACATATTGTTAAGTTTTTTCAATGCTTTTCGTATTCTAACGGCGATATTGATTTTTATTCAAATAATAATTCTTGGATATTTATATGAAAAAGATTTTAAAAAATTGTTAGGGGGGTAACTTTTATATATAAGTTACGACACATATAAATACAAATAAATAAAAGGAGGTTGAAAAGGTGGATATTCTGGAAAAGATGATGGGCATAATGATCGGGGCTATAACGGTGGGGGCTCTGGTCGGTAAAACTCTTTCTTCATTAACCAATATGACGGGTTATACTTATTTCGACATAGGTTTAAATGAGACCGTCGTGGTAAACAGTACTATTCCTACGGGTTTGTCTAATTTTTACATATTTTTCAGCTTGGTAATTCCGTTGGTGATCATATTCGGAATAGTCAAGTATTTCAAGTCTCAAGCGGATTGATTTCGTAACTTTTATATATAAGTTACGACACATATAAATACAAATAAATAAAAGGAGGTTGAAAAGGTGGATATTCTGGAAAAAATGATAGGCATCATGCTGGCGGCAATAACGGTAGGCGCTCTGCTAGGTCAAGTCCTCAGCGACATAATCAACATAACTCTTCCCGGAACGCTCAGTTCATTCCAAATATTTTTCAGTCTGGTAATACCTCTGCTGATTATATTCGGAATAGTCAAGTACTTCAAAAGTACGGCGGAGTAAATAAGGGGAATATTTTTTCCCCTTTAAAATTTTTTGAAGGTGTTTAAAATGAAAAAAAGCATAATGGCAATTATGATTATTAGCATGTTAACGGTATCTTTCGGCTTGGTTAATGCAGTCGAAGTCGGTGACAACATAAGCGGTCTTTTTCCTTTTCTCAATAAACCCGTCTTTCCCGTAACTTACGAGCAGAGAAGAGCTGAAATAGATATCGCTCAACTTGGGGGTCTCTTGGGCAGTAATGCCTCAACCAGAATCGATAATATTTGGCTGGTCGATAATACGTATACCGTCATAGTGACTTATACTGATGATGACCAATACGGCTATGTCGATGAAGGCGAGGTTTTAAACTATATTATCGTTAATATCAATGTTTCTAAAGCTTATGTGGCAAACGGCTCCGAAGCGATGAACAATACGCGAGTGTATCTATTGTTCATGCCCACAGGTGAAGACCCCATAGTAACGGGATATATGACCGCTGTTGGCGCGGGAATTTATGATACCTGTTATAAAGTGATGTTTCAGGCTTATGTCCCTTACACATTTGAAGCGGGTACATATATCGTATATACGGAATATGATGTAAGATATTAGGGGCGCATTCATGAAATATGCGCTTTTAATATTTTTTCTGGTTTCGCTCAGTTTAATCGGTTCAGCTACGGCTGTGGATTGGTATGTTACGGATTCATGGGCTGTCAACCTGACGGCGGAAGATATTTATGTTAATGAGTCCGGTTGGTTTGCTAAAGATTCATGGGTGAACTATATTGAATGTGATCAAAAAAATTGGACGTTAAGCGATTCATGGGCGGTTAACGTAGTAGGGAACGATACGGGTACATATTGGTATTTAAAAGATTCATGGTTTAATTATATATTTGCGACAGAACCTGCGAATAAAACTTATCATGTAGTTGACTCATGGGTTAATTACATCCAAACTATTGTACCAAAGACATGGCATTTATTTGATTCTTGGTCTGATAATTTAGAGGCTTTACCCGTAACAGAAACCGATAATTACCTGTTCATATCTTCTTATAATAATCATACCGTTTCCAAATATTATGCCAATTTCACTTACATAAATACTTCAATTTCCCAAGAAGGGGCTATTCTTAACATGGATATGGATGAGGATTATATTTATGCAGTCAGTACGGGAAAGATAACGAAATATTATAAAGATAATTTATCAATTCAAAACGAAATAATAAACGTAACTATGCAAGGTACCGATATAACGATAGATGATTTTAACGGCGATAGCCTGGATACTTCAATTTGGTATACGGTTATTGGAGAACCGTTAGTCTCTGCAGGTGTCGTTAATCTATCCAGAGGAGCGGAAGCTTACGAAATCATACAGTCAAGGACAAATTATACGCCTCCCTTAGTGCTGACTATGTGGGTTTATGAATATGTAGGCAAAACACAATTCGGTTTTACCAATTCTACTACAGGTCTTTATCCAAGAATAGTTTTTTATGATGCCGAGCATTCGGTTTTTGAGCCTTATATTTCTTTAGGGGATAGCAATCAGGCTTCAAATTGGACTCTCGGAGCGTGGCACAAATACGTCGTAAATTGGACTTCGACATCGATAAGATTTTATCAAGATGATGTGGAAGTTCAGGGGTCGCCTTTTACTTCCGGTATTCCTTTATCTCCATACCCGATTCAATTAAAAATATGGTATGATGGAAATATATCGGTAGATAATGTAAGCATATTAGCCCAAACAGTCAATACTTCTTTATCAAATTTAAGAGATTTGACTGTTACGGATGATTATGTTTATGTGATTTCCAATACTACGACATTCCAATTTAATAAAGACTTGGAACTGTTAAAATATTATTATTTATCTTCAAATCTTACGGATGTCGAAGCGGATGATGACTTAATATATCTGGCTGATAATTTGATGGTTGTCGTTAATGTGCCTACTATATCGTTGCTTTATGCCAACAATTTAACAAAATATAAAGATATAGCTGTTACTGCACCATCAAATAATAGAACTATCTTTGATCTTGACTACGATGATGACTATATATACAGTTCTTACTACGATGATGAATATTATTATCTGACAAAACATTATAAAAACGGCACTTGGACGGGTTTGGAATTGATGACCGCTCACGAACTCGGAATTGAAGGAGTACAAACAAACTTCGGTACAACCCAATTGCAAATTTACGGAGATTATGTATTTACATCCGGTGTGGGAATTAACCTTATCAGGAAATACGACAAAAATCTTGAACTGATGGCACAATCTACGGGCTATGGCGCTTTTATATCGAGTTTCGATTACAACGGCAGAATATATGCTATCGGTAAAGATTTGGACATAATCAAAACTTTCAGGGCTGACAATTTAAGCTATATAAATCAATCACAGACGTTAAGCATTAGCGGTTACAAATTGATAGCAACGGGGTATGATGAAGGTTGGATAAGTATAGACGGTTGGACTAACAATATCTTCGGTTATAATTACACTGTTATAGATATTTGGACTAACGTTATATGGTCGCATGGCTGGGTTTTAAAAGACTATTGGACAAACACGGTAGAGAATACGTTTATGTCAGGTACCGTAGTTACGGATATTATCAATAACATATTCATACCTTTTGTCATCATCTTTTTACCCGCTTTAATTTTATATCAGGACTGGGGAAAAAGCGGATTTATCGTTGGGCTGAGCATAGGCGTGATATTATCCGTTATATCTCTCGGACTTGATTTGGGGTTAATCATTTTAGGCTTGATCGGGATAGGTTTATTATTCATAAAAATAGAGGTTAAAAGAAATGAAACTGAATAAGATAATTGTTATTATAATAGTCATGCTTTATTTAAGTTCGATGATTATTTTAGCAGTTGCCAAAGAAAAAGAGAGTTACAAACCTGATGAAATTATTGTTAAATATAAATCCGATTATGACAATAAAAAACTGGGAATAACAGAAGAAATAGAAATAAAATCAAACCTTAAAGTTTTGAAAGTGCCTATATATAAAACACAAAAAGACTTGATTAAACAATATCAAAATCTGCCGGAAGTGGAATATGTCGAGCCTAATTATTATGCCTATGCTTTCACAATACCCGATGACCCGGAATATTTTAAACAGTGGCATATCCAAAATATACACCCCTTGTGGAACGAATATAACGGCAACGGCGTTATAGTGGCGGTCATAGATACGGGTGTAACAAAAACTTCGGACTTCAATCAAACTAACTTTTTACAAGGCTATGACTTTGTAAATAACGATTTATTTCCTCTGGATGATAACGGGCACGGCACCCATTGCGCGGGAACGATTGCCCAATCAACCGATAACGGTTACGGTGTCGTTGGCGTGGCTTCCGGGTGTACTTTAATGCCCGTTAAAGTTCTGGACGCAAACGGGCAAGGGACGTATTCAGGCGTGGCACAAGGAATTTATTATGCGGTGGATAACGGAGCAAAAGTAATAAGCATGAGTTTGGGCGGCACCTCGGCTTCACAAACTTTAGAGGACGCGATAAAATACGCTTATGCCCGTAATGTCGTGGTAGTTTGTGCAGGGGGTAATGATGGAGACGGTGCCAATTCTCCCGTTTATCCCGCCGCGTATTCCCAATATGTAATAGGCGTAGGAGCGGTAAGATACGATAATCAAAGGGCTTATTATTCCAATACGGGCGGTTATATAGATGTCGTCGCTCCGGGCGGAGACATGAACGTCGACCAGAATAACGACAATAACCCGGACGGCGTTTATCAACAAATCCCGGATAACAGTTTTGTCTATAAATACGGGACATCTATGGCTACTCCGCATGTGTCAGGGTTATGTGCTCTTCTTATTCAAAAAGGGTATTTAAATGTGAATGACATAACGAACAGAATAACACAAACCGCTGATGATTTAGGCCAAGCGGGTTATGATGAAGAATACGGATACGGGCTTATAAATATTTCTAAAGCTTTGTCTGATTATAACCCTTCTGAGCCTACACCGTCTCCCATACCTACAGCATATCCTGATATTCCGGAGTCAAATCCGATACCCGCCGACATAGTGGAGGATACGTTCAATATTGTCGCATGGCTGCTCCCCCTTTTTATAATTCTGGGTTCCGCTTTTATGGTAAATCAATATTTCGGCGGACAATACGGATTGATAGTTGGCGGGATATTGGGAGTCATCATATCGATTCATGCGGGAATAATATCCCGTTGGATTCTGGTATTTTTAGTATTAGGTTTGGTTGGGCTGATGTTCTTTGCAAGAAAAGGGGAAAGTGATGTTTAAATGAAGGCATTGATAATTTTTCCGTTAACGATATTGTTTGTATTGGCGTTAATAAACACCCCGTTAGGTTTTGATGAGGAAGTAGGGCAAACGTTCGTTTCATTGAGAAACATCAACCAAACCGCTTTGACAAATATAACCGAAAGAGTGGAATATATTTATGATGACACATATAATCCGATTTTTTATTTCTACTGGGAAGCCGATTTCGTTAACGACACGGCATATCTCTTAGATGGTTGGTATGGCGAATACAAAGAGCATGAAAACCAAGCATTGGAACTTTTCAAAGCCAGAAGGGATAATGAATCAGCATTAACAGAAGTTCAAGTCTATGAAATTATAAAATACGATCCTAAAACAATTGAGGAAACCGAACAATTACAGGGTTTCGGACTAAGCCTGAGCGGAACGGACAAGCTTTTCGTGGGAATGTTCTTGGGTGCCATATCGATTTCCGCCGTTTTAGGAATAAGAATATTCGGTAGCGGTATTTCAGAAACTTCAATATCGATTATCTATAGATTATTGGTATTGTTCTTATTGTGGTCTGTATTGTCGTTATTGACTTATGATCTATTCTTGGAAATACCGAACAATTTGGGAATAGTTATATGGACAATACTGACATTTATATACATGATAGGCGGATTTTTGAGCAGTTTCAATAGGGATGATTAAAATGAAAAAAGAACTTATAGCAGCCTTAAGTATAATAATGATGACTATTATGGTATTAAATTCTTTTTATATGCCGTCTTTAGCCCAAGAGAACGTTACTAACGTTACTTTGACCAATGTAACCGTTAACATGACCGAAGATTTTAATTATTTCATAAACAATATAATGTATATGTTTTATTTTATATTGCTAATAATATTCATAAAATTTATTCAGATACCGTTATACAGTATCTTTTTCGGTGCTATCACTGTTACAGTCAGCTTCATACCCGTTAACATAGTATTTTATCCTTATACGAATATGCTGTTGTTCTTGATGGGATTGATCATGATAATGATAAATATACAAAGAATAAGGTAATGAACCCGTAAGGTGATAAAAAATGCAAAAGGTGATCTGAAATGGACGGAACGATATTATTTTACATAATATTTACCGTTATAACGTATGTATCGTTAGCCGCATATGTAATTTACGATTTCTGGAAATCGTTTAATAATTCAAAAATCGTATTTTTACGAAAGGACAAATCGTTTTATCGGTTTATAAGCGCCGTGTTAGTCAAGCCTTCGAAAATCGAGTACTTGTCGAAATCCGGGAAATTTTATCCCATACCTAAAACGACAAGTTACATCAATAAATACGGCAAACCCGTATACCTGATAGACATTGAGACAAAAGAACTCATACCGTTTACCATTTTTGAATCCAAAGACGGCTCATTTTTGAATGCCTTAGATGATGTGGTGGAAACCAAATTCATAAAAGGGTTTGCCAAAGCATTGGTTACAAAACAGGACGCTGATAAAATGATGATAATAGTGATATTGGTCTGCGGTTATTTAGGGGGCTTTATAACGGGTGTTTTCTTACCCGTATTAATACCTGAAATGTTCGGGGGTTAAAATGTCAGGGTTATCTGAACAATTTAAAAACTTCTTGGAAATAGAAGACAAAGACGCTTCATCAGAAGTGATACAGACTCTCAGCGATACGGATAAAAATCTGCAGGGAAAAACGGACATTAAAAGTCCGATCCATATTGCTTATTTAACGTCTTTAGCCGAGAACTTGGAAGAAAAAAATTTAATCAAAGCTTCCAAATTTTTAGGCTCTCTCATAAAAAATTACGAAGCCTTGATGATTTCCCACGACAGGCAGGGCAGAAAAGAAATAATCGAAGCTCTTCACAGGATCGAAGAGAAAAAAGAAAGCCTGGCTCAAAAATTGATATCGCCTCAACGGGATGTGATGAACGAATGAACAAAGAAAAACTGGAACGATTGGAAAGATGGCGCAAAAATAACTGCGCACTTAAATATATCAACAACGAAGTTTACGACATGTTGGGCGAATTGCTCAAGGAAGTGAAAGAAGATGTTGGGTGAAGTCATGGGGCATTTAGGGTCGGGAAAAACATTATGGTTAACCGCTTTAACTCAAGAGGTATCGCCTAACACAAAAATATACGCCAATTATCACATCGACTGCAAAAATTTCAAACTGGTGGATGTTCAGGACTTGGAAGAAATAAAAAACGGTTTATTGTTGATAGATGAAGCTTATCTCTGGCTTGAGTCAAGAACTTCGGGGTCGGAATTAAACCGTTACCTTTCGTACTTGATATTTCAGTCAAGAAAAAGGGGCTTTGACGTCTTTGCTTCGACACAAATAAACACCGCCTTAGACCTGAGATTTAGAATGCTGACAGACGTTAAAATAATGGCTCTTGGCAGAAATAACTTAGGCTTCTGTTATCTTTTTAACGGGTGGGGAAATCTAAAAAAAATAATTTACCCTATGGAAAAAGTGGAAAAAATATTTAAAATCTATGATACTTTGGAATATCCTGATGTGGAAATCACTTCATATGAACCAAAACGCATGAATCAATACATAAATGAAATCATCAATATGATTAAAACGGAATACCCTACCATGAATTATACGAAAGGAGTAGTTGCCGATATACTATTGTCAAAAGAAATAAACCTGAATAAACATGTGATAGAAGCGATATATAACCGATTAAAAACGGAACGATTATTAAATAAAGGTGAATAGAATATGAAAACAAAAGCGATATGCATATTTGTAATGCTGATGTTATTTTTCCAAACGGCATCAGCGACAAACTGTATGAATGAAGAACAAACAATAACGTACGATCTCGTATATACCGAGAACTTGATGTTAACGAACAAAAACCTGATAGCGATACCTTTGGATTCCGATATCAAAACGGCATTCCAATTGATGACCGCCATAGGTTCGAATTGCGATGCCATCAACCGATGGAATCCTGAAACGCAAGCATGGGAAGGTTGGATTTCAAGACTCGGCGGTATCGGCGTAAACTTTGAAATTCTGCCCGATGAAGCGTATGAAATTTCGGTTTCAAAAGATACGACATTCTCGATAACGGGTACGCCTTCGGACATAAAACCTTTATATCTGATCAAACCCGACAAAACGACCAGTAAAAATTATATCGCCTTGCCCTATGACACCACCATCAGTAACGCCGATGAACTTTTACATTCGATTCCGAATTGCGATACGGTCAACCGATGGAATCCTGAAACGCAAAGATGGGAAGGGTATATCAATCTGTTCGGCGGCATGGGAACAAACTTTCCTGTCAGGCAAGGAGAAGGATATTTGATAACGGTCACGGAAAACACGATTTGGACACCGTTATAA